TATGGTAATGATAAATTTGAGTATTCTTTCATAGCAGAATATTTTCCCGAAGAACATATTGAATATGATTTTTCGCAAATTCGGGTTGCTTATTTGGATATCGAAACCGGCTCCGAAAACGGATTTCCTAATATCGAAACTGCAAATGAAGAAGTAACAGCAATTACTTTCAAAATTGGCAAAGAATTATATGTCTTTGGCAGAAATGAATTTGTTAATAAGAGAGAAGATGTTTATTATTTTCGTTTTGATAGCGAAACGGCACTGTTAGAGAAGTTTTTTCAACTATGGGATGCAAAATCACCTGATGTTGTTACTGGTTGGAATATAGAAACGTTTGATATTCCCTATCTGGTCAATCGTGCAAAACGACTCTTCGATGAAAAGAAAAATCCATATCGGTTACTTTCACCTTGGAGAAGAATTAATGTACGCACTTTGTTTGGATTGGGAGGCCAGGAACTTCAAGCATATGATATAATCGGGGTAGAAACACTTGATTATTTGTCGATGTATCGGAAATTCATTTATATCAATCAAGAAACATATCGTCTAGATCATATTGCATTTGTTGAATTGGGAGAGCACAAACTTGATTATTCCGAACAAGGTTCGCTACATTTGCTTTATAAAAATGATTATCAAAAATTTATTGAATATAACATTAAAGATGTAGAGTTGGTAGAACGATTAGAAGACAAATTAAAACTGATCGAGATGGTGGTTTCACTTGCATATCTTTGTAAAGTGAATTATAGTAATACATTCGGCCAGGTTCGGATGTGGGATACGTTGATATATAATAATCTCTTGAGAAAGAATATTGTAATTCCGCCTAAAACACACTCCAGTAAATCTGCTAACTTTGAGGGAGCATTTGTAAAAGAACCAATATTAGGAATGCATGATTGGGTTGTGAATTTTGACTTGAACTCGCTCTACCCACATTTGATAATGCAGTATAACATTTCTCCAGAGACTCTGGTTGGAATGCATTCCATAGATAAATCAGAAAAATATTTTGCTGGTTCGATGGTGGAATCTATGCTTAAACAAAGCACTGATACAGCGTTCCTTAAAGAGAAGAACTTGACTATGGCTCCAAATGGTTCATTATATACCCGTGAGAAGCAGGGGTTTCTTCCGGAAATGATGCAGAACATTTATAGTGATCGTGTAAAGTTCAAAGAGTTGATGATTGAAACCAAGAAAAAACTAACTAAAGAAAAGGATCCTAAGAAGAAGCATGAGTTGTCTAATTTAGTTTCTAAATATCACAATATGCAGTTGAACCTCAAGATTACTTTAAACTCAGCTTTTGGTGCAATGGGCAATGAATATTTTCGTTACTTTGACCAAAGGCTTGCAGAGGCAGTTACTACATCAGGGCAACTTTCTATTCGGTGGATTGAAGAGGAAATCAATCAGTATTTGAATAATCTATTGAAACCAAAAGAAAAAAAAGATTATGTTGTGGCTGTTGATACTGATTCTGTTTATATTCGTATGGATGATTTGGTGAAACAGGTATTCGGGGAGAACATACAAGATAAAAGTAAAGTGGTAGATTTTCTGGATAAGGTATGCTCAGAAAAGATGGAAGATATTATAGACAAATCTTATCAAACATTAGCAGATTATGTGAATGCGTATGATCAGAAGATGGTAATGAAACGTGAGAATATTGCAGACCGGGCACTGTGGACTGCAAAGAAACGTTATATTATGAATGTGTATGATTCCGAAGGTGTGCGATACGAAGAACCACAACTTAAAATTATGGGCATTGAGGCCATTCGTTCATCGACTCCTACTGCTTGCAAGGATAAGATGAAACATATTTTCAAGATTATAATGAATGGCACTGAGGACGATGCAATAAAGTATATTGATGATTTCAGGGAAGAGTTTAGAACATTAGAAGTAGAGGATATATTTTTCCCACGTTCAGTGCGTGGGTTGAGTAAATATTTCGATGCGGCCCAACTGTATATCAAGGGGTCGCCTGTTCACGTTAAGGGTGCATTATTGTATAATAAATTATTGAAAGATAAAAAACTGTTGAGTTCTTATCCTACTATCAAAGAGGGAGAGAAATTGAAATTTGCTTATCTAAAAAAACCAAATCCAGTCGGAGCAGAGGTGATTTCGATTCTCAATAATTTACCAGTAGAGTTTGAGTTGAAGGATTATATTGATTATGATAAGCAATTTCAGAAGGCGTTTTTGGAACCGATGAGTTTGGTTATGGATAGTGTAGGTTGGAAAACTGAGTTTGTGTCCACGCTAGAAGATTTTTTTGGATAATACATAAGGATGTTTTTTGGGTTATTAACACTCGCGACAGCTCTGGCAATTTCAGCTGTGGCTGCATATTATAGCATCGTGGGTTTGGTCGCAATTTTTGCTGGCGCGACAACCGCAATTATGGTAATGGGTGTCTCTCTAGAAATAGGCAAATTAGTTGTTGCTTCATGGACATTTACCAACTGGAAAAGTTCTCCTGTTATAATAAAATATTATTTCATTGGAGCAGTTGTTATATTGATGCTGATAACATCTCTGGGTATATTTGGGTTTTTATCACGAGCACATATTACACAATCTAGTCCAACAATTTTGTTGGAAGAAAGAATTGATAGAATTGATCTCAAAGTAAAACAACGACAAACTCAAATAAACAGGTTTCAGGGGAGATTAGATACACTAGATACAGCACTTTTGCGATATATAGAACTTGGTGCAATAAGCAAAGGCCTGGATAAAATTGGAGAGATGGACAACGAAACATCTCTCTTAAAAACAAAGATAATAACACTTGAAGGAGAGATGGATGCGTTGACGGATGAGAAGTATGAGTTGAAAACGGAAGTAAATCTCGCAGAGGTCGAAACCGGGCCTATTCGTTATGTAGCGAGCATGCTTTACGATGAGGTTAGTGAAAGTGAATTGGAAACGGCTGTGCGTGGGATTATTATTCTACTCATATTTGTATTTGATCCACTTGCAGTTATGTTGGTGATTGCTGCAAATATATCACTAAAAGATTACAGAAGAGAAAGAAAACTGGCAACAAGAACGATTACTGTTGTTCCTGACTTATCAGACAAAGAGGTGATTGATAAGGAGAATGTTGCTGAATATGAAGAGGAGGATGGAAACGACTTCCGAATCCTGAATTGGGATGTGTTCAAGAGGATTGCCGGAACGAAGGGAAAGTAAAAACAATGAGCGAAGAAGAAAAACAACAAGGTGCAGATCCTAAAATGGAATTATTTCAACGGGGATTTTATAATTTTATGGGCGATGTGACTATGGACACAATGAGCCCTTTGATAGATTGGATAATTGCTTCCAATTTCAGTAAAGAAAAGAAGCACAAAGAATTAACGTTGGGAGTATGTTCCCCTGGCGGTGACTTGAATGCTTGTTTTGCATTGCTTGATGTAATGATGGGGTCATTGATTCCAATTCGTACTATTGGAATGGGTATGATTGCTTCATGCGGTTTATTGATATTCATTACTGGAACCAAGGGTAAAAGAATACTTACACCAAATACATCAATTTTATCCCATCAATATACTTGGGGTAGTTGGGGCAAGGAGCATGAATTATTTGCTCGTATCAAAGAGTTTGATTTGACTACATTACGATTGATGAATCATTATAAAAAATGTACTGGCTTGACAGAAAGCGAAATTCGTGATAAACTAATGCCTGCGCATGATGCATGGTTAGATGCAAAGGATGCAAAGAAATTAGGTCTTTGTGATAAAGTACAAGAAATGAGGATGAGATGAAAAACGAAAATCATTGGCATGTGCCAGGAAAAACTGATGTGCAAAAACAACACATTGCAGCTCATGATATAATACAAATGTTGCAACGACACGCTGTGGATAAAGAATGGGAAAAATTTGATACTTTGTTGCTAGATTTGCAAAGTGACAAACATGATGATATTAAGGAATTATGTCAGTATCCAAACGCTAAAAAACGTCATTGTGAGTCATATTATGAAGGCAGAAATAGGAAATATTTTACATGGGGGGTTCGGTGAGTAAAAGTTATATGTCAGATTTGGCCAAGTCGGCAGGAAATGAATTTGGAATGTTAGTTGATGATGGTATTTTTGGTGGTGATGTAAC